CTAAGCCCCGTAGGGTACCTGTTGGAAATGGAGCATCAATGAGAGACAGAACCAGACTTAAAGTGACCCTCGTCCCCACCTCTTGGCGCGAAATACGCGTCTCGGATGGTGTTCTACGAGGTACAGGAAGCGAGATTCGGCAACTGTTGTGGAAGTATGAACACATCCAAGACGTGCTCAACTTGCGCACCAGACGCGGTAAGCGTCGGAGGGTTAAGCCTTGTTACCACTCTAAGGTGGTTTTAGAAGGATACCCTGCAGTCCCGTCTTCTCGGAAAACCGTGAGCGGAGAATTACGTGAAGTAATCTTCGACTCCGGTATTTCAGGTAGCGTATCCTCATACGCCACCTTCCTGAACAAATTTGTCACCTGGAATCAAGGAGAGACGTCACTAGAAGGCGCTTTGGAAGGTCTGTTCGACTTCCAGTCTGCCGCTGACGACATGACTGACGCCTGGGACCCTATTCCCGACGAGATGTCCCTTGGGAACACACTCTTGGAGCTTAGGGAGCTCAAAGGGCTCGTGGCCCAGTGGAAGAGGATTCTGTCTAACCTCGGACGTCTTAAAAGGCGAAGGGGACCCTACGCACCTGGACCCTCGAACGCTCCCATCCGGGATGCGTCCGGGGCCTTCCTTGGACACTATTTTGGTATAGTGCCCTTGGCCCAGGATATCGTAGCGACCCTTCTCTCCACTGATGCGGTGCTCAAGCGGTTGGAATTTCTACGTGATACCTACGGCCGCGAAGTAACTCTCGTGAGCCGCAAGGTCATGTATGACCCATACGCACCTGAGACGGTGCCCGCTATGTCTGGCTCAGGCACAATTGCCCTGGTCCGCGAGCACAACCAAATTGTCTTCACCGTCGGTTGCAAACTTTACCACAAGCTGAAAGGCTTGAGTGAAGTTGGCGCCTGGGCGAAGGCAACCCGTGCCTATATGGGGCTCAATAACCCCATGAAGATCGCTTGGAACGCGATCCCCTACTCCTTTCTTGTGGATTGGGTGTATAACGTCGGGCAAAGGCTCGACGACGCCCAATTCCCTCCTTTTGAGGGGGGATACACCATCTCTTCGATCTGGCATTCCACGAAGTTGGAAGGCACGGTCGGGGTGTGGCACGTACCGCAAAATCTCGCCGGGAATGCTCCACGGCGAATAGCGGGGTATAAAGTCTCCCGCTATAGTAGGCGGCGCGGACTTCCGACAACGTCCTTACGGACACTAACTCGCTTCAAGCTGGCGCTTTTAGGCGCTCTGGTGGGGACCCATACTCCGGATGGTGCATATGTGCGCTATCTGGATGATTAGGTCACAAAGAAACCACCCATCAACTGAGCGGTCAGCATCCCAACCACTTCCGGAGAAAGCCCATGTTTAACTCGAATCTTTCGATCAACGACGCAAGTGCCGTGGCTAAGAGTTTCAATCTCGTTTTTCAGAACGGGACCGAGACTCGACGTCAGGACACTGCTACGGACCACATTACACCGAGGGTGATGGTCGTACGCCACAGCGAGTCGACTCGCAACGGCATCACCACCCAGCGCCACAACGTCCTCTTTTCGAAGAGGGTCGAGACGGCTGAGGGTGAATTCGTCGACGCGGTCTGCTCCGTGGCGTTGACTGTGCCCCAGGATGGTGCGGTCACGCAGGCAATCGTTGACGATCTAATCGCGTTCGCCAAGAACTTCTTGACGACGGGAAACACGACGCAACTGTTGCGCGGTGAGTCCTAGACTTACCGTCCAGCGCGAATGATCGGACCGAGCGTACTGGGCTTCTAGGAGGAATACCCTTATGGGTACCCGGAAGAGCCTGGTCGACCTTCCAATGATGGTCGAGCTCCTCAAGCGGTTGATCTGTGATGTCCACCTCCAACTCGGCTCCACGCAGCGCGAAGCTGAGCTTGATTGCTCTCGCGTCGTGCGGCGTTCCGCTGCAGAAGGTCTCGGATTTTTGTCGAAAGCCCTTCCCACCCTTGGGAAGGCCGTCGACCAATCGTTCGAGACTGGCGAGCTGATCCTCCCGTCCGGTTGGAAAACCGTACGGGGGACGAAGGTCCCCGTCTTTTTGCGTGGGATCTTCTCTCGCCTCTACAGCGATAATGGCAGCTTCCGAGTTCAAGGAATCGCAAGCGATTCGGAATTCGAAGCTATCCGCGGGGTTCGTCAAATCTGCTTCCTTTATTACAAACTGGAAGTAGAGTCTCAGAAATCCGCCGTGGATGATCTTCTACGGTCATTCAAGACGGTCGACGAGGGACTACCTGTGAAGGTAGATCTTGACGACGTGCTTCACCGGGCCTCGCTTTACCTCGAGGAGCTCCTGGCGGAGTTCGATCCCAAGGATATCCGCCCTAGGCATGGGCCTGGGGCAGTTGCCAGCGGTGAGAAGGGAAACCAAAAATGGACTTTCACCCGAAAGTTCATGTCCATTCATAGATTCTACCCCTATTACGACTACTATATGGTCGGAACGGGGAGGGAGTTTATGGATCGGCTGACTTGGTACCGGGGGCTCGAGCCTAGGCTACGTGCCGAGGCTAAGGTCATAACGGTACCAAAAGACAGTCGAGGACCTCGCATCATTGCAATGGAGCCACTAGAGTACCAGTGGATCCAGCAAGGGTTGGGTCGGGCGCTAGTCAGGTGGATTGAACGTCACCCATTAACGAAAGGGTACGTCAACTTCACTCGGCAAGAAATCAATCAGGAACTCGCACGCAGCTCTTCTCTCACGAGAGAGTATGCGACGATGGACTTGAAAGAGGCGTCCGATCGTGTATCACTCGCCTTGGTGCGCGCGATCTTCCCAGATCACGTGCTTGAGGCGCTTGAGGCATCGAGGTCCGGTCATGCCACTCTCCCTTCTGGGGAGATGATCTCGCTTAACAAGTTTGCACCAATGGGGTCAGCATTATGCTTTCCCGTGTTGGCGTTGACGGTTTGGGCGATCTCGAAGGCTGTGACCTATGGATCTGCAGAATCTCACCGTAATGGTGAAGCTCCTGTCTATGTGTACGGGGACGATCTTGTCGTACTCGCATCTCATAGAGAACTTGTTTCGACGGCATTGGAGGCTTCGGGCCTTCTTGTCAATCAGAACAAGTCCTACTCCGCAGGATTCTTTCGAGAGTCCTGTGGAACAGAAGCCTTCGCCGGAGAGGACGTCACTCCCTACAGGGTCAGAAAACCCCTGTTCGGAAGAATCAACCACCCAGGCGAACAGTTCGCAGCGTTAGTGAATGGTTACAATAGCCTGTTTCTGCGAGGCTATTGGAGAGCAGCCCAGTACTGCCTAGACGTTGCCGAGTCCTTAGGATACGGCCCCGTCCCCTATGGGACGGTACGTTCTGGGTATGTATGTATCCAAGTGGACCGCCTTAAGCCAGCGGACCATCTGGAGCGCCCTCCCGACCGAACACCCTATTCGGTTAGTCCCGAAAGGATTGCGAGTGCCATGAACCTACGGGCAAGTGGCATCCGTTCACGCTGGAACAGTGCCCTTCAGCGGCTTGAGTTCCGAGTCCAACGGCTTGTGCCGAAGGATAAGGGATTTGAGCCGATGGAAGGGTGGATTCGTTTGCTGAGGGACATGATATCCCCAAGCGAGGACGAACCCTCCCTGTTTACCCTGCGCGGCGTCAGGT